AAAAGAAGAAAATGGTTTAAATGATGTAGATTCAGCGTTAGAAATAATGGTTGATGAACTTGGATTGAATGAAAACTTTGCTGACGGTAAGAAAAAAGGCAAAAGCAGACCAGGGCGTGTAAAACGTGCAGGTGCTAGTTGTAACGGAAGTGTAACTGCATTACGCAAAAGAGCTAAAAATGCAAGTGGCGAGAAAGCGAGGATGTATCATTGGTGCGCAAACATGAAGAGTGGAAGAAAGAAAAAATAGTAGAACTTTTTTCAAACACTAGCGACATAGAAACAAGTCATTATGTTGCTAAGTTAAAAGAACACGAGGCTCGAAGGGCAAGCACAAATGAACGACAGGAATATTGGGAAACATATAGGAAATATTTAAAATGAAAATTAAAGATTTATGTGAAAATACAGCGTCATCGATGGCAGTAGTATCTAAAGGTATTGGTCCTATGTTATCGAGACAACCTAAAAACCCAGATGGCACTGCAAAAAATGCGCAGGACATGGATAACTTAATGGGTACAAAAAAGAAATCAAAGAAGCGTAAAAAAGCATAAATATATAAAACGATATCGGAGCCACAAATGAAAGATAAAGAAATACAAGAAGGTTTAGGCGAACTAGCAGATATGGCTGAACGCGATCATGAAGTTCAGATGGCTCGTGCTGACCTTTATAAAATAGCAAAATATGCTATTAAACTACATGACATGATGAAAAAGGTAAGCGAATCTGAAGGATTAGAAGGCTGGGTTCAGAGCAAAATAACTAAAGCAGCAGATTATCTTGGATCAGTATATCATCATTTAGATTACGAAGATGCTACAGGTGAACTAGGTGAAGCACGTGATACTCATTGCTCGGACAAATGCTGCGGTAGTGATGTAAAGGCAGAAGATTGCACATGCAGCCCAGATTGTCCGCACTGTAACTGTAATGCAGTAAACGAAGGTAAGTTCAAATCAGATGCGCATCGTAAAGCAGTACATGCAGGTAAAGCAAGTGGCAAGCGTTCTAAGAAAAAACTCCGTGATCACAGTGACCTTACTAATAGACTAGCAGCTAAATTAGAATCAAAAAAAAAGATAGCTGAACGCAGTCTTTCCACAGGCGAAGAAAAGAAAAAAGAGAAGTACGTCAAAGGCATGAAAAAAGCCAAAGGCGACTTTAAAGATCGTTATGGCGACGATGCAGAAGCAGTTATGTATGCAACTGCTACTAAAATGGCTAAAGAAGATATGTTTGATTATGGATCTAAATTTAAGAGTGGTCCAAAAAGTGACGATCTTCGTAAAATGAGTGCTCCTTGGGAAGATAAAGTTAAAAAGGATATGGAAGCTGGCAAAGATGCAAGCTGGTTCTTAGACAAGAAAAAAGGCGCAGGACAAAAATGGGCAGTTGGCACTCCAACTTATTTTGATGTTAAAAAATACCAAGCAAAAAGATCACCAATGAGCAAACTAAAACGTGCAATAGGTATGAAATAATGGATCTAAAACAGTTAATGCAAAAACTTGCACAAATTGAAGAAAGAAAAAAGCCTGATCCTGAAGAAAAACTTCAAGGCTTTGACAGTCGCTCTATGCGAGCATTAGCTAAAATTAAAGCTCAGTATCCTAACGCTCCGGATGATCTAGCAGCACTTCTGCGTCATGTTACTAACGTAGATAAAGATAGTGATACTGCTGACGAAAAACATATCAAAAAAATACGTGATCTTGAAGAAAGAGTCACTACCTTAGAAAAGAAACTAACACTGTTGTTAAGGAAGAAGTAATGGACTATCATGCGCTTCAACAAAAACTTTTTGAAATAGAACCTAGCAATCCCGCAGAGGATTTAGCAAAACTACAAGCACAAGCTGGTAAGCCGCAAGAAAGTGTTGCTCCAACTAAAAATTATGTGCAGGAAAGTGTAGAAGTACCTGAAGGTAGTTTAGGTATGGACAGAGATTATTCAGTTGCAGATTTTGCAGCACTTGCAGGTGTAAGATTAGATGAAAAATATAAAAAGGGCAGTGCTGGACAACTAAAAGGCAAAGACAGTTTCAAAGCAAACACGCCAACAAAAGGTCCAGAACAAAAGCATCCTGCTAGAGGTAAACTTGTAGGCGAAGCACCTGATACTCCAGAGTTTAAAAGCGCATGGGATTTAGGAAAAAATGCGTTTAAGAAATATAACACTCCAGATGCAATGAAAGGCAGACTTGCTGGCGATGACGAACCGAAAGATACCAAAGCAGGTAATGTAAACAAGCCAGCAGAAAAGCCAGCAACAAAAGGTACAGACCAAAAACCTAAAAGTAACTTTCCAAGTGGTACGGTTGACGGCGCATTATACCAAATCAAACCAGGCGATAATGTTGCATATGTAAATGTCAAAGGCAAAACAAATGCTGGTATTGTTACAGTTATGTTGGATACAAAAGACAAAAAAGGTAACTTACAAATTCAACTAAAAAATCGCGGCGCTGTTTATGCTATTGATAGAGATAAAATTACACACGTAAACGACAAAGAGTTTAAACTTAAAGACGAAGGCGCAGGTACAGGATCTATTAAAGATTCACTTTATGCTGCACTAGAAGCAAGCAAGAAAAAGACTAGTTTGAAGCCACGCGATCCAAGCGCACAAACTATGCAAGATCTGCGTAGAAGCGGTGCAATGGGTGCGCACAAAGATAAAAAGAAACTTGCTAAACAAGGCTACTCCAAGCACAAAGGCAAGATGGACGAAAGCAAAATGTCATTTGACGACATGATGAAAAACAGAGAGTTTTATTACACATATAAACAGTATGTAAGAGGTAACGCTAATATAGATCAAGTGGCTGAGTTAGTAAGAGGCCGTGTTGACAAAGAACAATTTGCAAAAGAAATACATAAGCAAGGCGTTATGATGGGCGGTGCAAAAGGCGATAAAATAAAAGAACTTGCAAACTATATAAGAAAAGACTCTAACGCACTTGATTTACCAGGAAAAGCATTTAGTAAGATTAAAAAAATGGTAGGATTAGGTGAATCTTATACTAAAGTAGACGGTATGGAAGCCGAAGAACTACGCAAACAGTATGCCAAAGACTGGGAAATACGCAAAGGCAAGTACCTATACAAAAAAGTTGCGTTCGACGACTATAACACTGTGTTACGTTTCTTAATGGTTATTGAAAAACCACAAATAGAATTAGATCATTTTGCTGATATTAAATTCTTTTATAATGAAGCAGAGTTAATTGTGTATACACACGATACTAAAGGTCTTACCACAGATGATTTCAAACTAGCAGTTCAAATTGATCGTGCATTAGATAGGATGGGTGCAAAGGAAATTGGGTGAAACTTGTAAATTTAAATCCTAAATTTACTGATTATCCTTATCTTACCAAACCAATAGAACGACTTCTTGTAGAAACACTTCCTTTCAAAGACTTTGACAAGGACGGGTATGAAGTTCCGACTCCACTAGAACATCTACACTACGAAGCTAACGGTGTTGAAATTAATAGAGAAATACAATTTCATATTGCACCTGTACAAGAGTGGTACACTGACATAGAATCTAGCGAACACGGACTTGTACTAGATCATTGTATGCTATTAACTCGTTATGCATTCGGTGGCGAAGCAAGAGAACAATTACAAGAGGTTTGTAAGCACAGACCAATACTACAAAAATTATTAAACATCAAGCCCAAGTGGGGCATTGACTTTAGTTTAGACTATGTTACACATGATGTAGTAATGGAAGTGATACACATTGAACAAGACTTCGATGATATAAACGAAGCAGAACAAGCAAAAGCAAAACTTGAATATATTATTGATAGCACAGATTGGTATGACGGTGCAATGAGCTTGTGGCAAAAAAGAGATGAATGGATGAACTTATCAAGTGACGATCATTCAGACTATAAGGCACAATTTTTTGGTTGGCATAGAGCTTTTGATAATAAGAAAGTGTTTTCGGCCAATGTTAGCGTATAAACCTTAGGTTGTTTGTAAATACTGTATGCTCCGTAATGATTTAAAAGAAGAGTATCGTTTGTTTTATATGGTGAAAGGCCACCTTAACGCTTCCCCTGAAACAGTTATACAAAGTGCAGAAGGCTATTTCAAACGCCTTTGGTATGATGGTGCTAATGGCGCACCTTTATATGAATACGAAGAACGGTTTGAAAAAGCATGGGCAGACAATCAAAAACTGCTTGACAAATAACAAAAATCCGTATATACTACATATAATAACTAGGAGGTTCTTATGAGCGATCGTACCTATGGTGCAGAAGAAAAAGCAAAACTTGAGCGTCTTGTAAACGAAGGTGTTACAGTGCTACAAGAAATTGAAGATTTACAACAAGGTTTAAAAGAAACAGTTAAGGCAGTTGCAGAAGAACTCGACGTCAAACCTAGCCTAATTAACAAAGCAATTAAGATTGCACAGAAAGGTGATTGGGAACGTGTTAACGACGAGTTTGAAGATTTAGAAACATTGGTTGTTACTGTCGGAAAGGACAAATAATGCCAATTCCTTTAATAATCGAAGATATGTTTGAACACGGTGACTGGGACATCCAAGTAAAGGATGAACATGTTATTATCGACAACTATTATAAAAACTATGATCAGATTGTTGAGTTGTTTGAACATATGCCAGTTGAGTCATGGAAAATGAGTAAGTGGACTCGCAACTGGAAGGATTATTATGATTGCAGACCTGCATTCCAAAATTGGGAACCGGATATAGAAAAACGTGATCGTAGACTAAAACGTATTAACGATCTAATCTATCAGTTTACAGGAGCACCTAAAATTGAAGTGGAGAAAACACTAGCGTTTAATGTGTTTAAACACCGCAAAAAGGATGTTCCTAATTATATGCAGCATCATCCGCACTACGATACCGATATGGTAAATGTTCTAACATATATCGATCCACATTGTAGTGGCGGAACTGCTGTATATACAAACACAGAATTAGAAAACAAAGAAGGTGCAACCCTTCTTATGGACATACGTCCGTTTAACATTGATTTTATTATTCCAGCAAAGCCTAACAGAACGGTTTTGTTTGAAGGTAATGCACTGCACGGTGCATACATAGAAGACAATAATGTCTACTATGACAATTGGCGCATAACTCAAGCGAGTATATGTAGGTTAAAATATGAATAAAATAAAAGACTTTTGGGTAAACAGTTACTCTAGTGATAAAACTGCTTTCTACTTTGAATTAATCAGTTTTATTTTCACAGTTGGTGCAAGCCTTACACTTGCTATTAATGCAAAAGACCCTAATATGATGATTGTTTACCCTGGATTTTTTATCGGTAGTATAACACAAGCATATGCAGCTTTTAGAAGAGGTGCAGCCTGGGTTATGCTCTTGACAATGTACTTTAGTTGTGTTAATATATTTGGGTATGGAGTAGCTGCACAATGGTGGTAAAACCTTATCAATGGTTAGCATGGCTTAGCACAGGATGTTTACTTGCGGCCGCAATATTAGCAGCATTTAATGTGTATCCTTTTTATGTTTATGCGTTTATTATAAGTAATAGTATGTGGACATTAGTAGGTGTGCTTTGGAAAGAAAAAAGTTTAGTAGTTATGAATACAGGACTAACTATTATATATGTAGCAGGACTAGTGTTATAACGCCCACAGGGCATGTAGATGGTTAAGTTGGCCAATAAGCAACAGAGGAGAAAAATTTGAGTTACGTAGACGCTTTCTTTGATCGCGATCAGGATATTATTCGAGTAGTCGAACGCCGAGATGGAAAGCGACATTTCCACGAATACCAAGCAAAATATACATTTTATTATGAGGATCCACGAGGCAAGTACAAGAGTGTGTACGGAGATCCTTTAACTCGCATTGTGTGTAAGAACACAAAAGACTTTCGCAAAGAAGTTGCTATTAACAAAGGCAAGAATCTTTTTGAAAGCGATATCAATCCAATCTTCCAGTGTTTGAGTGAGAACTACCTCAATCAAGATGCACCTAAACTAAACATATTGTTTTGGGATATTGAGACGGACTTTGATCCAGAGCGTGGGTTTGCTCCAGTTGAAGATCCGTTTATGCCTATTACTGCTATTACAGTTTGTATGCAGTGGTTAGACAGTGCGTTGATTACACTTGCTGTTCCGCCCAAAGGTATGCCATTCGAAGAAGCACAGGCTATGTGTAAAGAGCGTTGGGGTGATAACGTAATACTGTTTACGAATGACAAAGACGGTAACGGCGAACGTCAAATGCTCCAAACTTTCCTTGATTTACTTGAAGATGCTGATATCCACAGCGGCTGGAACAGTGAAGGATACGATGTTCCGTACACTGTAAACAGAATTAAACGTGTACTAAGCAACGATGATACACGTAAGTTTTGTTTGTGGGGTCAAATGCCCAAGAAGCGTGAGTATGAAAAGTTTGGAAAGATGTCAGAAACATATGACTTTGTAGGTCGTGTGCATTTAGACAGTCTTGAACTATATCGAAAGTATACATACGAAGAACGTCATACATATCGACTGGATGCTATTGGTGAACTAGAAGTAGGCGAAAACAAAACTGTCTACGAAGGTACATTGGATCAGTTATACAACAACGACTTTGAAACATTTATTGAATATAACAGACAAGACGTTGCACTACTAGATAAACTTGATAAGAAACTACGTTTTATCGACTTGTCAAACGAACTAGCACACGCAAACACTGTGCTACTACAAACAACTATGGGTGCTGTTGCTGTTACAGAACAAGCTATCATCAACGAAGCACATCACAGAGGATTACAAGTTCCTAATCGTCCAAAACGTGACGACGAAAACACACAGGCAGCAGGTGCTTATGTTGCATTTCCGAAAAAAGGCTTGCACAAGTGGATTGGTTCAATGGACTTGAACTCACTGTATCCAAGTGTAATTCGTGCGTTGAACATGGCTCCAGAAACTATTGTAGGACAGATTCGTCCTGAGATATCAGAAGGTCGTGTACATGAAGACATGACTCTTAAAAAGAAGAGTTTTGCAGGCAGCTGGGAAGGCCGCTTTAGTACAGAAGAATATGAAGCAGTTATGGAAAAACGCAAAGACGTTGCACTTACAGTTGATTGGGAAGATGGACGCTCAGATGTACTAAGCGGTGCAGAAATATATCAACTGATCTTTGACAGTCAAATGCCGTGGATGCTAAGTGCAAACGGTACAATATTTACAACAGAATTTGAAGGTGTTATTCCTGGTATTCTAAAGAGGTGGTATGCAGAACGAAAAGAACTACAAGCTATGCTTAAAAAGGCGAAAGACGCTGGAAACAGTACTGAGATTGCATTTTGGGACAAGCGACAACTTGTTAAGAAAATTAATCTTAACTCTCTTTACGGGGCCATTCTTAATCCTGGCTGTAGATTTTTTGACAAAAGGATAGGACAATCAACTACACTTACTGGACGTACTATTGTTAAGCACATGAGTGCAGAAGTGAACAAAGTTATCACAGGCACATATGATCACGTAGGAGAAAGTGTTATCTACGGTGATACTGACTCTGTATATTTTAGTGCATATCCAACACTACGCAATGAAATCGATAACGGAAACATTCCTTGGTCGAAAGACAATGTTATTACATTGTATGATCAAGTAGCAGAAGAAGCAAACAGTACATTTATAGACTTTATGGGTCGTGCATTTCACTGCCCAAAAAGCCGTTCAGATGTTATTGCGGCAGGTAGAGAGATTGTTGCTGAAAGCGGATTGTATATTACTAAGAAACGTTATGCGGCACTGGTGTATGATGTTGAAGGCTTCCGCTCAGACGTAGACGGTAAGCCAGGCAAGGTAAAAGCAATGGGCTTAGACTTGCGCCGATCAGACACTCCTGTGTTTATGCAAGAGTTTTTGAGCGAAGTACTTATGATGGTATTGCAAGAAAAAAGTGAAAAAGAAATCCTTGAACGTATTACTGAGTTCCGCAAAGAGTTTGAACAACGTCCGGGTTGGGAGAAGGGTTCGCCCAAACGTGCAAACAAGATTGGGCACTATCAGCGCCTTGAACAAAAA